GATATCATGGCGGTGGGTGATCTGCAGGCTGCGCAGCGCCAGTTCATGCCGATGGCCCCGGCCTCGCCTGGCGGCATGCTGGGTGCGCCGCAAACGATGCCCGAAGGAGCCCCGGTATGAGTTGCGAGACGTTCATCGGCCACTTGTTCCTTGCAAGGGATGTGGCGCACTCTGCGCACCTGAACACGCGCTCATACGCCAAGCACGTTGCGCTGAACGAGTTCTACGACGGCATCATCGACTTGGCGGACAAGTTTGCCGAGGCGTATCAGGGCCGGCACGGGCTGATCGGCCCGATTGAACTGCAACAGGCCACCAAGACCAACAGCGTGCTGGAGTTCCTGCAGGACTCGCTGAAATCGCTGGAGGACATGCGCTACAAGGTCTGCGACAAGTCCGACACGCCGCTGCAGAACATCATTGACGAGATCGTCGGACAGTACCTGTCCTCAATCTACAAACTCAAGTTTTTGGCGTAAGGAAACACCATGTCCATGACCAACGCCGCCGAAGCGGCACTCCTTGACCTCTTGTTTTTAAACGTCGATTGGGCCAACATCGGCGACGCTGCCGGCCTGCAGAACAGCGCCACGGCGGGCTCGTTCTACATCTCGCTGCACAGCGCAGACCCTGGAGAGGCGGGCAACCAGAGCACCAACGAGATCAGCTACACCGGCTACGCCCGCGTGGCTGTGAACCGCACGGCAGGCGGCTGGACGCGAACGGTCAGCACCATCGCCAACACCGCGCTGGTGCAGTTCGGTCAATGTACGGCGGGCACCGCCACGGCCACGCACTTCGGCATCGGCACGGACTTGAGTGGCGCTGGCAACCTGCTGCTCAAGGGTGCGCTCAACGCCAGCTTGTCGATCAGCAACGGCATCCAGCCGCAGTTTGCGGCGGCTGCCCTGACCGCCACGGTAGACTGATGTGGTGTACCGCTGCGCCCACTGTCGGGAGTTGCTGACGCTGACCGACACCAAGCTGTCGGCCTGCTCAGAGCATCCTGACGGGGGCGTGGAGTGGTCGCCCGACGAGGTGGAGTGGATACCGCTGGAGAACCCTGATGCCGTTTAGGTCCGTTGCCGAGGTGGCAGATGCCGTCACGCAAGGGCGGCATCACATCCAGCATTTCATCCGCACATCGGTTTACGGTGGTTTCGGGACCAACGCTTTGGGTGATTTCAGCGTCGGCACCGGCATCCCGTCCTACAACGCCTACCTGGGCGCGGCGCTGGAGGCCACGCAACTGATCGGCCAGCGAAACAACAGCATCTATGTCGGCCCCGGCACCACATCGGAGCGATATCTGCTCAGCATGTCGTTGACGCATGGCGGCACCGGGGGCTTTCTGGCTTCGGTCTACTTTCTCGACTATTTGATGTTTTACCCGTACATCGACCTGGACAACACCGACCAGCAAGACTTGACCAACGATGTGACCTTGCCGCGATACACAGACGGCGAGGGTGTGCGGATGCTGATGATGATGCAAACGCCTGGAACAAGCACTGCCACGAACATCACCATCAACTACACCAACCAAGACGGCGTTGCCAAGACCATTACGACAGCGTACAGAGCCTCGGGCGGCATTGCTGTCATTGGCCCCAACATGATCAGCACCTCCGGGGGCTCTGCAGGGCCGTTCTTCCCGCTGGCCGATGGTGACAGGGGCGTGCGGTCTGTGCAGTCTGTGCAGCTTGCGGCAGGCGTGGGTGGATTCGGCGTGATGGTGTTGGTCAAGCCGCTGTTCACGATGTCCGCCAACGAGTTGTCGTCAACTGTCGAGAAGAACTTCTTACGCGAACAGGCGGCGTTGCCGCGCATTTTGGACGGCGCGTTCCTCAACTACATCTACAACCTGTCCACCAATACAAGCGCCTTGTTGCCGATGGTGGGTCAGGCGCAATTCATCTGGACACCGTAAGGAATCACCATGCCATTCAGTTCAATGGACGATCTCGTCAACGAGATCACAAGCGGCAAGTTCAACCGCAACGACTGGAACAAACTCACGGGCGCTGCAGCCTACACGGCGGGACGGTGGTATGACTTCAGCGGACTGGCCGGAACGCCTGTCGCCAACGCCTGGGCTGGCACTGCGCTGGCTTGGCGCACTTGCGATGAGGCCACCGGCAACGGCACGCAAATCTTCGGCCTGCCGCACGGCGGGAATGTCAGCCCAAACACCAAGCACGTTCTGAACGTCAGCGCCATCACCTCCGTTGCCACGGGTGTCCCGGCGCAGTTGATGTTGTGCGATTTGCAGGGCTACTGGCCCGGTATCACGAACAACTCGGCCACGGCACAAACCCTGACGGGCACGCCCAGCCTGCGCTACACCAACGGGGCCGGGTGCAGGTTGTTCTGGGTGCAAACCGCCGCAGCGGGCGCCACGGCGCAGAACATCGCGCTGAGCTACAGCAACACAGTGCCAAGCTCGGGCCGCAGCCTGCCGGTGACGGTGGCGATGACCGCCTCGGCCATCGTGGGCCATATCAGCCACAGCGGCACGGCGGCCAACAACTACGGTCCCTTCCTGCCATTGGCTTCTGGTGACACGGGCGTGTCCACCGTGGCGTCTGTCACCTTCAGCGCGGCCAACACCGGCACCGGGGCACTGTGCTTGGCTCGGCCGTTGCTGACGCTGCCGCTGACCACCGTGTCCGTCGCTGCCGAGCGGGATCTGCTCAACCAACTGCCGAGCCTTCCTCGGGTAATGGACGGTGCCTGCCTCACGTGGCTCTACTTCGCGGGCGCGGCTACGGGCACGTCCACGAACTTTTACGGCGCGGTTGAGGTCGGCTGGGGCTGATCGGGCTCATGGCTCTCAAGACAAACACCACGCTCCTGGCGCAGCTACCCCTGCGTCAGATCGGCGGCTCGCCTGGAACTTTCCGTGCCATGTGGAGTCGTGGCGACCGGATGAACCAGTCGGTGGGGCAGGGCATTCCGTCCAAGCTGGCGGGCATCCCCAGCGGGCACCTCGCGCCATCGTCGTGGGTGCTGCCCTACAAGCCGGGGGCGATGTCGTCATTCACGCAGTGCGTGGTGACGGTCACGCCGGGCGCGCTGAACCTCGCGGCGGGCGTCAACATCAGCGGCGATGCGGCGGTCACGATCACCGTCAACCCGGCCGATGGGCAACTGATCGTCTCGGCGGTTGGCAACGCCTCCATCACGTTCGACCTGGCCGCCAACCTGGCGGGCGCCCTGTCCGCATCTGGCAGTACGTCCTTCTCGTTTACGGTTGACAACGCCACGCTCGGTGCCATCGTTGATGCCGTCGGCGCTGCGCTGGTCCAGTTCTCAAACAGCGCCACGATCAGGGCCACGGGCAACCTGTCGGGCGACATCACACCATTCACAGAACTCAGTCCGCAGAACTTGGCTGCTGCGGTCTGGGCGCAAGTCATCGACGGAACATACGCCGCCAACGACTTGCTGAAGCTGATCGCGGCCTCTGCCGCGGGCGAACTGGCCGGCTCGCCTGGCGGGCCAATTTTGATCAAGAGCGTGAACGGCAGTACAGTACGGATCACGGCCACAGTAGACGCCAACGGCAACCGCACAGGCGTGGCCTACGATGTTTCCTAAGACGTACTTCGCTGCAGCGTTCTTCTCGGGGTACTTCTTCCCCCCGGTTGATGGCGGGCCTACGCCTCCAGAAACTGCGGTCCAACTAGATATAAAATTGCGCTCGCTCATTGAACGCGGGAGATTCTGAGTGGCCATCAACCTCAAAGCCATCACATCTTGTATCGGCTACGAGCAGATCACTTCTCTGGCTGCCGCCACAGCGTTGAACGCTCCATCTACAGACGCCAATGGGCTGAACTGCCGCCCGTCGTTTGCGCTAATCAGTTGTGAAGCTGCCGCGGTGCGGTGGCGCGATGACGGTGAGGCTCCTACGGCATCGGTGGGCATGCCGCTGGCTGCGGGGGTGACCTTGCAGTACGACGGCGACATCTCCCGCGTTCAGTTCATCCAGCAGACGCCTGGCGCCAAGCTGAACATTTCGTACTACGCCTGACATCATGTACATCTACAACGATCTGCCAGACAACCTGTCTTGGCCGCTGCACAAGAAGCTCGCGCACAAAATCGCTGGGTGGTACAGGCGTTTTGTGGTACAAGTCAAACTGAAATTCCTCGCGTAAGGACGCATCATGGAACTGCTCAAACCCCTGTCCGACTCATCGTTTGCCGCGCAGACTGTGGCCTTTACCGGTACGGCTGGCAGCACGACTGGGTGGCCCGCAGGCCCTCAAGGCGTGGTGGTATGGTGTACGTCGGCGGCGTACATCCGCGTGGGGGAGGGCGTGACTGCTACGACGTCCGACACCCCAATTCCTGCCAACACGCCCATTCCGTTTGCTGTTCCTAACGGCACGGGAGCGCCTTGGCGCGTAAGCGCCATTCAAATCTCTTCTGGTGGTAGCGTGTACGCCAAGCCGATCAACATCCAGTGAGTCTGAGCGATGCCCTACTTCGGTATACCCATCCGCAACGGCCTGCCCATCGGGCTGGGCTCGGTAGCCGGGTTCGGCATTGCACCGTTTGAGCCGTACTCACTGTTCGAAAACGGCGAACAAGGCGCTTGGTACGACCCCAGTGATTTCAGCACGCTGTTCGACGACAGCGCAGGCACCACGCCTGTGACGGGGGTGGAGCAGTTTGTGGGGCTGATGCTGGACAAGTCGAAGGGGTTGGTGCTGGGGCCGGAGTTGGTTGATACGGCAAACACCGCTGCCGCGTGGACACCTTATGGCAGTAATACTGTTGCAACCATTTCCAATGGTGTAGCAATTACATTTGTCAATGATGCCCGTGGAGCACTTCTCACTTTCAATGCGGCGGGCGGGCTTTCTGGCAATTTAGATAGTACTAAAATATATCGTTTTTCTATTACTTTGCAGCTTAATACTGGCACAGCTACAGTTAATTTAACGAATGTAACGCCAGCCGTTTCTTTTCCCACAATCACTACGACGCCTCAAACGGTTGTTTTTTACACGACTAGAACCGCATTCACTCCAGAACTAGCTTTTGACGGACTTAGCTCCGGTGAAATTCTTTCTGTAACCAACGTCTCCGTCCGCGAACTCCCCGGCAACCACGCCACCCAAACCAACTCCGCAAAACGCCCGAAGCTGGCGGCGAGGTACAACCTGCTGACTTATACGGAAGATTTTAGCAACGCTGCTTGGGGAACTGGAATTTCTGGAGGCGCTTCTGCTGCGACAAAGTCCACAACTACCGGACTGAACCCGAATGGCGTAAGTACAACAATTGACGTCATTACATTCCCAGCCGTATCCGGTGGGCAAGCGTCGTTTTTATTTCAAAATACCGGGCAAGCTCTGCTCAACGTAAGCACTACGGCAACTGTTTACGCTCGCGTTCAATCTGGTACTGGCACGATATATGTAAACGTAGAGGACAACGGGGCAGCGCCTTCAGGCGGTAATTTCTACGCCGGAACCGCGCAAACGCTGACAACGACTTGGCAACGGCTGTCAATTAGCGGCACTAGAACGGTTAACGTTGGCGGTACAATAGTAACGATAGGCTTCGACACTCGCGCAGCCGCAGGACAAACAAACGCAGCGCCTTTGGTTGTTGAGCTTTGGGGAGCCGATTTTAGGCCTACCAGCCAAGCCACGGGCCTGATCGGCCCCACCTACCAGCGCGTGGTGGACGCGGCGACTTATGACACTGCGGGGTTTCTGCCGTATCTGGAGTTCAATGGGCTGTCGTGGTCGATGTCTACCAACAGCATCGACTTCAGTGCTGTGCCGACCGACAAGATGACGGTGTGGGCTGGGGTTAGGAAACAGGCGGACCCCGTTTACGGATGCCTTGCTGAATTGTCAGCAAATGACAACTTAAACAACGGTGCTTTTTCTTTGTTTGCCCCGGCGCTTGGCGATGGTTTTTCTTATTCTTTTGCCTCAAAAGGCACTATCAAAGTAGCAGTTGGCCCCGGGATTTCTGCGTACCCAGCGCCAATTACAAGCGTGGTTGCTGGCATTAGCAACATTTCCGGACCAGCTGTAACATTGCGTGTTAATGGTGTTCAGGCTGCAACCAGCACATCTTCTCAAGGCACCGGCAACTTCGGTAACTATCCGCTGTTTATCGGACAACGCGCAGCCTCCAGCTTGCCTTTTAACGGCTGGCTGACAAGCCTCATCGTCCGTGGCGCACAGTCCACGCAAAGCCAGATTGAGGCGACGGAAAGCTGGGTAAACGGAAAGACTGGGGCGTACGTTTAGCCATGAATAGCGGCGTTTACGCAATCAAACACCGTGAGTCCGGGCGCTGCTATGTTGGTAGCAGCAAGGACATGGTGCGCCGCATGAAATTGCATCAGTATTTTTTGGACAAAAACGTACACCATTCGACAAAACTTCAGCGAGCGTGGAACAAGTACGGCAAAGAAGCATTTGAGTTTTCTATGCTTCTAAAGTGCGACGTAAAAAATCTGTTGATGTATGAGCAAATTGCCATCAACGGTTTTGATTCCGCAAATGCAGGGTTTAACGTGTGTGTTAAGGCTGGCTCCCGCGAAGGTACGCCTCACGACGAAGCCACATTGTGCAAAATGCGCGAATCTCAGAGAATTCGCAGAAAGAAATACGACTGGAACGGTAAGCAAATGTGTTTAGCTGAAATAGCTGAAAACATAAGCATGCCGGCAAAAACACTGGAACGTCGGGTTAACGAAGGCGGCATGACGCTAGAAGCTGCCGCCGCAATGCCATACAAAAAAGTTGGCCAACCAATTCAAGGCATGAATTGCTCTTTGACTTTCTATGAGTGGGTAGAGCGCATTGGCTGCACTGAATCCTTTTTGCGTTTGTGGCTGCAAAAAGGCTTGTCAATTGAACAGTGTATTGCAAAGCATAAGCGCATTACTGCGCATGAATTTGCAAGGCTTAATGGTGTTGATGACAAAATGTTTCATGCTAGGCTTAAGGCAGATTGGTCAGTTGGAGATGCAATTGCATACCCCAAAGTGACAAAAGGCGGCAAACATCTTAAGAGTGTGAGGCACGCATAATGGACATCTACAGAAACATGATCGTCACAGCCGAAGAAGCCCCGCTAGCCCGCCTAGTGTGCTCAACTCTCGGTGGCCTGCCCTACGAGGGCATGTTCGAAATCGGCCTGTCGCCCACTGG